GTCCAGGGCGGCCACCACGCCGCCCAGGTGAATGTCGATCCGGGCTCCGACGGCGACGGCCCCCTTGAGCGCCTCGGTGCTGGGGCCGGGCCTCATGGCATCCCCAGTACGCGACGGGCGACCTCGAGCGCAGACCACGCCCGCCAGCCTGGCTCATCCGGGTGGCTCTCGCCGTAGTCGGACCACTCGCCCCACGTGGTGACCGGGACGGCCCCGAGGCCGGTCCGATTGTCCTGGGGCTCGAACTCGGTCCACTTCACAGTGAACTGCAGGTCCTGGTCCCACAGGCGCTTGCGTGCGACGCTGTTCACCACGACCGTCCGAGGCGGTACGCCGTCCGTGGGGGCGGTGGGGACCAGCGTGATCGGGTTGTGAGACTGCAGCAGCCACCACATGTACGCCTCGTAGGAGGGCGGGCATACGATGACGCCCTCGCCGGTCACGGGCTCGTCCCTCAGCGCCCACCGGGTCACGCCACCCACACGGGCCACACGGGCTGACCAGTCTAATGGGTCGCTGTTGTGTACGTAGATCAGCCCAGGGATCGACCGGCCGTCCCGGCTAGCGACGTGTACGCCATACCAGTCCCCCACGGGGCGGGTGAGCTCGGCGCTCTCCGCGCCCACCTGATATGTGATCGGGACACCGGGGGCTGCCAGGGCGTCGGCCACGAGGCGTTGACCCTCGCCGAGTACGGTCAGGAGGCGGTCCCCGGCCATGAGGCGGCCGGGTCCGTCCACAAGCAGGGACGGCAGTCCGGAGACTTCACCGATCCAAGCCTTTATAGCCACCGCGCCCCTATCAGTCGTCGCTGGAGGCGGCGATCACTACGCGCTCAGCCTCCACGCGCATCCTACCTACTAGTTTACCGTCCACGTCCACGACTGTCAACTCGGACGGGGTGTTCTGGCGCGCCAGGAGCGCGTCGATCTTATCCCACTGATTGCCCGTGAACACTGGCTCGGGCTTACCCGTCGCGTTCAAGACCGGCGTGATACCGGGCTGCAGGAAGCCGCCGTTATCGAACTTGTAGAGACCGGTTGTCGGGGATCCCCAGATGGGGACCTCGCGGACCGGGACGCCAAAGGTGGGAGCCTCCACCATCCGGCCGCCGCCGGAGGCGATAGCGATGTGGTGGGCGGGGGCGCCCCAGAACAGGAGCGTCCCGGGTGTGTTGTAAGACCCGCCGGGAGTGGAGCCCGCCTGGTAACCTGCGGCCGTCAGTCGTGGAATCTTGCTTCCCATCTGGTGAGCCGCCCAGTACACCAGACCAGAACAGTCCACGCCGGGCGGGATGGAGGATCCACCCCACACGTAGGTCGCGCCGATCGCCATTCTGGCCGCGTTCACGATGTCGCTCGCGGCCATAGTGGCCGTCTTACCCTTGAGCCACTCGCCAAAACTGTCCACCCACTTGCCGGGGATTGCCCCGGCCATGTCGTGGAAGAATGCCGAGCCAGGGAGGGCCTTCATAGCGAGGTTCATCGGGACCCGCATCAGGTTCTCGACCGCCCCAAGCGGGTCGGAGATGATCGAAGAGACCGCGTCCGCCGCGCTGGAGATCCAGCTGGTGGCCGAGTCCCAACCCGACTTGGCGGCGCCCTTGACCTTGTCCCAGATACCACCATCCGCGAATGCCGCGAACTTCGCGCCCCGGTCCCCGCCGGGGATCGAACGACCGGAGCCGCGAGAGGCGGCGTCATTCATTCGTTCGATAGCCGACGGGCCACCGACGGCACGCACCCACTCGGGCCGCATGATCGCCTCGCCACCAGACAGGGCCAGCGCCCCACCGCCGTCGGGGCTGTAGAAGTGGAAGACATCGCGCCCGGGAGTATAACCAGGCAGGACACCACCAGACGCATACCCGGGGATCCCGGAGACGGATGGAAGCCGCAGACCCAGCCCGAGCTTGTCCGCGATAGAATCGGCCGTCTTCTTGATCCCGTCCCGGTAGACGGTGTTGATAATGAAGTTGATCGGCTTGGCGGCGACCGACTTGACCCCATCCCACACGGTCTGGATACCGGACTTCATAGTCTCGAAGGCTTTCTTGATGTTCGTGGTGACCGTGTCGAAGATCGGCTTGACGGTGTTCTGGAACCAGGTGACGACCGTATTGATCGTGGCCTTGATACCATCCCAAATGGTCTTCAACCCGTTCCACAGCGTGTCCGCACTGGACTTGATCCCATTCCACACCGTGGAGATCACGGGCTGCACGTAGGTCTGGAACCAGCTGACGACCGTGAGTACAGCCGATTTGATCCCGTCCCAGACCCAGACGATCCCGGCCCATAGGGCCTGAGCTCCGATCTTGATACCCTCCCACACGGCGGACAATACCGGAGCCACGTAGGTAATGATCCAATCGACCACAGTGGAGATCACGACCTTCCACGCCTGGAAGTACAACGCGATAGCCGTAGCCAGGACCCACACGCCGACCTTGATCCCGGTCCAGACCCCGGACAGTACCGGGCCCACCCAGGAGGAGATCCAGTTGACCACACCACTGATCGCGGTCTTGATCCCGTTCCATACGGTGGAGACCGCGGTGCTCAGTACCGACCAGACCGTGCTCAGGACGGATACCGCGCCGGAGATCACCGGCACGATATAAGACGTGAAGAATCCGCTGACCGCGCCCCAGACCGTGTTCCACGTGGAACCGAGCGCGTTGATCGTGGTATCCCAGTAGGGCGCAATCCAGTCCAGGAACTTCTTGAACTCGGCGGTGATCGCCGCCCACGCCTTCTTGCCCGTCTCGGTCTGGGTGAAGAACCAGGCCAGACCGGCAGTCACCGCAGCGATCGCAGTCACGACCAGGAAGATCGGGTTCGCGTTCATCACGACGTTGAACGCCGCCTGCGCACCCTTAGCCAGATCGACGGCCCGCTTCATGGAGTTCAGCCCGGCCACGAACTGCAGCAGACTACCGGCGGACTGGATCGCCGCCATCGTCTTGGTCGCCGTGTTCAGGGCGTAGAACGAAGCCACGACCGTGCCGATCGTGACTCCCAGAGTCGACAGCACGCCCTTGTTGTCGATCACCCAGCCAGAGAACTTCAAGGCCGCGTCCACGGCCTTACTGACCGCGTCGCGCAGTCCCTCGAAGAAACCCATGAGCGCCGAGTCCGGCTTGATCCCCAGGATCGGCTTGCTCGCGTCCCCGGTGAAGACCAGAGACGCCAGCCCCTGGACCGACGGGATTAGCGTGTTGTTGATCCATTCCCCGGCGGCCATCGCGCCGTCCCGAATCCGGAACAGGAAATCGACCAGGCCGCTGTCCTCCTCGAGTCCGAACAACTTGTCCGGTCCCTGGTAATCACCGGAGAACAGGATCGACGCGACGCCCTGCAGGCCGGGCATGAGCGTGCCGGTGATCCAGTCGCCCGCAGCCCGGGCGGACTCGCCGATCTTGAACAGGAAGTCGACGATCCCGCTGTCCTCTTCAAGCCCGAACAACTTGTCGGACCCGTCGAACTGGCCGTGCGCCAGGACGTCCCAGACCGCGCCGATCCCCGGGATCAGTTTGTCGTTAATCCAGCCGAAAGCCGTCTCTGAGCCGGTCGCGATCTGGCTCATGAACCCGGTCAGCGCGGGCTTAATCCGGTCCAGGACGCTCATGCCGCCAGAGACCAGAGCCGCCTCGAGGTTCCCCCACGCGCCCTCAATCGTCTGGGTCGACGTGGCCGCCTCTTTGGCGACGTCCGTCATGCCCAGTTGCATGATCGCCTGGTTGAACTCCTCGGCGGTGATCTCGCCCTTCTGCATGGCGTCGCGGAAGTTCCCCGTGTAGGCGCCGTTCTTGAGCATCTGCTCCTGCAGCGGGCCGGAGGCACCGGCGATCGCGTCGGACAACTGGTTCCAGTTCTCCGTCGTCAGTTTGCCCTGACCGGCGGTCTGGGTCAGAACCATGCCAACCGACTTGAAAGTCTCGGCGTTCCCGCCAGCCACGGCGTTCAGGTTGCCCGCGGCCTCGGCTAGTTTGTCGTAGTTCGCGACGTTGTTGGACGCGAGCTGCGCCGTTATGTTCTGTATGTCGCCGAGGCCGTAGACCGTCCGGTCCGCGTAGTCCTTGACGGACGCGCTCAGTTGTTTGACTTCCTCGGACGACTTGCCCGCGAACTTGAGCGTGTTCGCGAACTTGTTCGTCGCGTCGCTGGCGTCGATTGCCTGCTTCGCTATGTCGCCGAACAGCAGGCCCGTGCCGATCGTGGCCGCTGTGGTCAGCGTGGTGGCCGCGATCTTCCCGACCTGCTTGAACGCCCCGCCCAGGCCACCGACGATCCGGTTCTCGGCGGGCCGCGTGTCCACGCCGCCCATGGCTTCGCGGATCTGCGACTGCAGTTTGTTCGTGGAGATCGCAACCTGGATCCACGCAGTTCCGAGATCGTAACCAGCCATGGGCGGCTCCTTCGTCAGTTATACGGACAGACCAAGCTCGGGGTGGCGAGCCAGCCAGTTGCGGGCCTTCGCCTTCTCCCTCTCGGCCTTCTCCCGGATCCGGTCCTGCCAGCCGGGCTCCGGCGGCTCGGGCGGACTCGGGAAGTCTCTTCGTTTTGCCCCCGGGATCGTGGACACGATACGGGACTCGACCCGCCACAGCCCGTACAGGATCGCGGCGGTCTCATCGGACCAGGCGGCGGAGCCACCAGCCGCGCGCCCCAAGCAACTGCCTGCCGGCAGTCCCCGTAGCAGCACGGCGATCCGACGGAAACTGAGGCGGCCCCGCCACAGGTCTGACAGGTCGATCCCGTAGACCCGCTGCAGGTCCGCCTCAGCCTCATCCCAGTAACGATTCAGGACTCCCGGGAGCCCGATGATTCCGGGGACTGGGCGGCCTCCGCACACTTCTCCATGATCTCGCGCATGGCGGCCAGCGGGGCGTGCCCGTCGTTAGCGCGCTTGAGGGCGGCCATGACGTGCGCCCAGCGGTTACCGCACAGGCGGCGGACGATCCGCAGCGAGGCCTTGATCCGCTCCTCCTCAGTCTCCGTGTCGTCGTCCGAGATCATGGCGTCGGCCAACAGGTCCAGCTCCTGGTAGAGCGTCGGATCCAGGTCGATCACCTCGCCCCACAGGTCGACTTTCACGGGACGGATCTCGCCGCGGTCCTCGGCGCTCTGCGCCTCCCGGCGGGCTTTCTCCGCCGGGCTGATCTTCTTGGTTGCCGTCATGGCTCCTCCTTACCAGTTGTGCCAGTTGTGCCAGTTGTGCCAGTTGCGCCAGTTTGTGGGGGTCTCACCCGGGACCGGGGGACTGGCAACCGCCCGGTCCCGGGGAGTCTATCAGGCCGGGATCATGGCCGGGTGGTTCGTCAGGATCGTGAACCCGCCGATGACCTCGAGCGTGAACTTGAACACAGTCAGCTCGCCGACCTTCATGGCGATTCCCTCGCGCTCACCCAGAGTCAGCCGGGGGAACAGGATCCGCCACTGGGTCGTGGAGTTCGCCGTGTCGAACCCGTCCACCAGGCCAGTGAAGTCACGAGCCGCACGGGCCGACGGAGCCACGACCTTCGCGTAGTTCGGCTTCCCACCCTGGCCCGTGATCTTCTCCACCGTGGCGTCGAAGTTCCAGCCCAGAGTCTTCGCCTTCGCCTCAAGCAGCGAGACCTCGAGCTGAGTCGTGGAGTCGCTCATGTAGAGACGAACGGTTCCGTGGCCCTGGTGGCCCTTGATCTTGTCAGACGAGTCGTTCAGGTTGATCGACAGGCCGTCCTCGGAGATCCAGCCCATGTCCTCCATGGCCGTGGGAACCGCCGAGTCCAGAGCGGTCACCGAGTTCAGCAAGTCCTTCGTGTACTCGCTCAGGTAGATCGCGTCCGACTCGCTACCGAACATGAGCGTGTTCGCGGCGTCGATTTTTGCCATGGTTGGTCCTTTCTCACACCAATCGCGCGGTGATCTGGTAGGTGGCCGTCACTCGCTTAGCGACGGTTGAGTCGTCCACGCCCTCGGCGGGACACGTGCCAGTTACGGCGCCCACGGGGGCGTCGGTCTTGGGGAGCGTGTTCATCGTGGCGTCCACGTCCAGACCGAGTTTCATAGCCCGGCCGGTCGTGGGGGCGTACGAGTCGATCGTCAGCTGGACGTGGGCGGTGGCCACATGTAGGCGGCCCGCGCCGCCCCTGGCGACAACGCGT